GTATTCGGTTCATTAAAAAATAGTTGTGTATTGGATAATTACCCCACCTATGACCCTTCTAAAAAGTATTATGCTGGTTTGGACTTTGGTCGTCAAAATGACTATACGGTTTTGATTATATTAAATGGGGATGGGGATATGGTTGATTTTTATAGGGAGAGACAAAAGAGTTGGGACATCATCATTAGTGAAGTTGTTGCCAAGTTAAAGAAATGGAGACCAGTATGTTTTGCCGAGGTTAATAGTATTGGTGATGTTTTATACGAACAGATTAAAAAACAATATCCATCGGTTCAACCATTCATTACCACTAATGATAGTAAGCAAAACCTGATTGAGGATTTGATTATGGGTATGAATGAGAGCAAAATTAAACTCTCCTCACCAGACCTCAATACAGACCTATACAAAGAACTTTCTGTCTTTACATATGAATACTCACCCAAGTCAAGAAAAGTCAAGTACGGGTCTCCTAATGGGTTCCACGATGATACTGTAATATCACTCGCATTATCATATCACTCCTTCAAGAAAAAAGCAACATATGGATCTTATGTTGTTAGATAAAGTTATGAATAAAAAAAACAATAAAGATATTTTTATATGATGAAGTTTAATTACAAAAACAAACAATACCAGATTGAGGAACCCACAGTTGAAATGTGGTCTAAACTTGTATTATTACAAGAATGGACTGATGAGCGTGAGTTCTGTGTAAAGTTATTATCATTCACCACAGGACTAACAGAAGAAGAAATTGAGAATAGTGATTATCTTGAGGTAATCAAAATATCTAATGAAATCTCCGCATTCCTAAATCAAGATGGGGACAAGTTCTATAATGAGTTTGAGTTCAACGACAAAAAATACAGATTTCTTGATTTACCAAATCTAACCTTTGGTGAGTTTGTAGATATTGATACATACCTCTCAAAAGAGGAACATGAAAAGAAAAAGGAGATGCCCCTATTGATGGCGATGTTGTATAGGGAGGTAGATGAGAAGGGACATTATAAACCTTACAACTCAAAAGAATTACAACTTAAATCAGAGGAGTTTAAGAAACTCCCCGTCCGTTATGTTCGTGGTTCTACCAATTTTTTTTTTCATTTAGACAAAACCTTGCAAGGCAATTTTCGGGGCTCTTTCGTCCTCAAGTTGAAGTTGATGGTAAAGATGATTTGGATACTCGTGAAGTTCATTCCTTTGATAGGTTTTGGGGTTGGTTCGCTACTCTTGTTTCCTTGGCGAACGAGGATATTACAAAAGTTGAAGAAATTACTAAATATCCGTTAGTGTTTGTTCTCAACTATTTATCATATATGAAAGATATAAACGACATCAGGAGACGAGAGGCTCAAAAGATGCAACAAAAAATGAAACACCAATAATATGGCAAACGCAGTAGGATACTATAATTTCAAGAAGATAATGGACTTGTTAAGACAATTAGCGGATTATCACGAACAAATACAATCTTGGGGATTTGGTGATGTGGAACAACTAATCTATCATACTGAAATGAGATTGAAACAGGAGAACACAGGTAATCAAGCCCCGTTCTATCCTGCTATGTGGGTTATACCTAACGGAGCAAAAACAGATGGTAGAGAAACTACCTATGATTTTAGCATCTTGATTATGGATATAGAGAATGTAAAAAACTTTGAAAATCAGTTAGACACATTTAGCGACACATTAGATATTCTCAAAGATGTTATAGCCCAATTAAAATACGCAACAGGAATGGAATGTTATTGTAATCTTGATATTGATTATCCAATAGATATGACCCCATTTGGTGAGGCGTATGATGACTATGTAAATGGTTGGAGTGGTAGTATAAGATTGAGAGTTCCTGACGCAATAAACAGATGTATCGCACCTTATGCGGCATTCCCCCCTTGTGATAATAATAGTGATGGAAGCAGCGAGTGATTATAAGTTCTATTCATTTCAACAAATACCACAACCGAACTTTGATGAGGCTATGGTTCAACTTGCTGATATGTTTGAGAAATCACTTAAACAAAATCTCGCAAAACCATACCCATACGCACCAGGATTTTTCGGTCAAAAATCATCAACAGGTAAAAGAAATATGAAACAGAAAACTGGTTCATTATACAATTCCATAAGAGTATCATTTGACCCTGAAACAAATAAAATGAAGGTTAATATGTTGGATTATTGGAGATATGTTAATGATGGACGACAACCTGGTAAATATGTTCCATTAGCACCTTTGATGGCGTGGATGAGAACAAAGGGTATGAATAGAGACCCAAAAGGTAGGTTCAAGAAGTTTAATATAGAGAAAGTTGCGTTTCTTATATCAAGGTCAATTAGTAGGTTTGGTATTCAACCCACCAATTTCTATGATGATAGTTTTGATACTTTGATTGACGCATTCAACAATCCTAATGGGCCTGTGGCAAAACTTGGTATTGACCTTCAAAAGTTCCTAACAACTATAATTCAAGAACCAATCAAATAATATGAGCGTAATAATAAATGTAGAACAATCACCACTAACCATTACACCGAGTAATGGGGAACATATCTATACTCTTTCATCAACAGGATATACATTACAAAACTTCAAGTTTGTAATAGACGTATATTTTAGACCTGATAGTATAAACTTTTCAGGAACCCCTCAGGCAACAGCAAGATTAAAGGTTCGTCCAAACTCTTATGGTAGGGCGATTATTGAGTTGGAAGATATTGTAAGAACATTCCTTAAGGTCAATCCTCGTTTCTCGGGAACAACATATCCATACTTGAACTATGTTGCTGAAGAAAACTCTATATTGACTATGAGTGATGCTACAGAGACAAGAACATTAAATGCGTTTAATATCTATGGGGGTAATAACTTGAGTGATACTGTCCCTGTTTTATGGCACGCAGAACAATACCAAATAAAAGTTGGTTGTGAGTATGAAGACCCAAGCATATCTGCTATTGTAATAGATATGGATTTGTTGGCATCATATCAACCACCAGCAATCAATATATTTCCTGGTGTTGATAATAAATTAATACCATCACCTTTTTTATCAGGTGCTACATTAGGTTCGGGTTATACACAATCTCCTAACTTTTTCCAAGTAGATAATCAGTCGTGGTATTATTATGATTTGTTTAGACACATTTATCAACCTGGTGATGATACAACTTGTGGGCCTCGTGAGTTTCTAAATGCTGGTGGTGGAGAATACAAGACAATATCACAAGATGGTTTCGTATCACAAAGAGTTCGTAGAAGACAACATCATCCAGATTGCCCTATAATCATTTCATTCCTTGACGGACAAAATGACTATTTCAATAATCAAACTACAAGAGTAGTAGTTCGTGGATCAGATTTTCAAGGACAGAATTATACTTATTCTGCCTACACATCAAATAATTCCACAATCGTGGAGAACTATGATATTTGGAAACAAGCGGTATTCTATATGCCGTGGAACATAACACAAACAGGAACTAATGTAATTCCACAAGACGCACAGAAATTATGTTTCTATCTAACATCTGGTAGTGATATGAACTTCTCGGCAAGAACAAGTGAAATACTTGAGTTTTACATGGAAGACCCTGATTGTATAAATAATCCAATACATCTTTTGTTTCTTAATGGACGAGGTATGTGGGACACTTATACATTTGGTAAGAAATCCAGCAAGGTATTCCAAGTGGATAGAAAAGAATACAGACAAGAAAGTTCATTAGATAAATCTTGGTATTCAAGGGGAGCATATCAAAGGGGTACAACAATTTACGACCAAGAGGCTACATACACTATTGAATGTATGTCTAACTTTATGACTGATGAAGATACAGTTATTGTTGAAGAGATTTTCAACTCCCCAGAGGTCTATATTATAGAGGGGACAACAGAAACAATAGACCCTTGCGCTCAACCTGATATAGAGGATTGCCAGTCCTGTCTTGGTGAAATAAGACAATACCAATATCTATTACCAGTTGTGTTGGGGAATAAGGAACTCAAAAGGTTCCAAAGACAATATCAAAAAATATTTCAATACACTTTTGACTTGAAATATGCTAATGTAAAAAGATACAGAACACAAGGATAAAATATGGGATTACAAATTAGGACTTATGTAGATGGAAACCAAGAGTTTATTGAACTTTATGGTAATGAAGAAATTGATATGGAGGTTTCCTTCGCAGAGATACAAGACATTACCAAAAAGAATAGTGCTTTCACAAAAGAGTTTAAGGTTCCTGGTTCAAAGAACAATAACTACATATTCAATTACTTTTTTGATATAAACCAAGTATTCACAAATTGGAACCCCAAGAAGAAGTTTGAGGCTGACCTATTATATGATGGTTATGAAATCTATAATGGGTATGTTAGATTAAATAGTGTATCCATCAATAAACTTGAAAAAGTATATTCTATCACCTTCTATTCTGCTGTGGGAGACCTTGTGGCAAACATAGGAGATAAAGCCTTATGTAATGTTGATACAACATCATTAAACCATTCCCTTTATGATTTGGATGTAGCACAAACTTTATTTTTTGATACATCATTACATAACCCATATTCATACAATCTTGCTAATCCAACCAGTCCTACAACTATTACCCCAATCAATACAGGTGAAGTCCAATATATTTTAGGACAAAGGGGGTATGATTATACTGGTTCAACTTTTGGAGATATTAGAGACATAAATGTTGCTAATACACCTTTATTAGATTTTTCAGGAATTACAGGATTTTTTGACTTTTCAGGAACCCCGATCATATCTTCGTATCTTATTCCTTCTATTAGGACAAGAACATTATATGAACTTATAGTTAATCAGGCTGGTTATTATTTGGAGAGTGATTTTTTTGATACCGATTATTTTGGAAGGTATTACATACCTTTATCATTCAATACCGAACAACCTTATATGGCACAAGCATCCCCATACAATTATGAATGGGTAAATCTATCGGGTGAAACAAACTCGTATGCTCGTCAAGTTGAAAATCTTTCAACATCGGCTGTTAGTAGTGTAAATTGGTTCAAAACAAAAGATATAGTTGAGGAGAACCTCGGCATTAATCCACTTCAATATAGCGAGTATTCTGCGACAACATTATCACAGAATGAAATAGAAAACTATATGTTTGCTTTACCATTAAGCAACGGGCTTCCTTTTTCTTTTAAGGCAACAATTACAAATGAAGCAACAGCAACCTATGGTGTTTCTCCATATCAGTATGCCGGTGGAACATTTCAATTGTGGAAGTATAGACAGAACACATCACCATTATTGGCAGAATTAGTATTAGGAACCAATTTTATTGTAGTACTAAATATGTCGGGAACTGTAAGTACATTTACTGTGACTGGCACAACCACATCAGCAGGTTTATTTTATGGGACTGATTTATACTTTCTGTCGTATCAAAAAACACCAGGAATACCATTTATAGTCAAAGGAGCAACCTTTGAGATTACCTCATCACCTGTGGTCTTACCTTTTACAATAGAATTGTATAAGGAGATGTCTTGCGACCAGAAACAAATTGACTTTATCCAAAACATCAATAGGACATTTAATCTTGTTGTTGTGGAACATCCAATAAAACCAAAAACTCTCATAGTTGAACCTATGATTGATTATATTGGTAAAGGTGAAACTTTAGATTGGACTAATAAAGTAAATTATGACGCTACACAAAATCTGTATCCAACAACCAACTTAATTAACGGAACAATATTTGCCGCAAACAAAGCCGACAAAGATTACATCAATACAGAATATACAAAGAGGTCAAATAAGATATTCGGTCAAAACACTATTGACCTCAATATAGATTATAAAAATCAAACAACAGACCTTACACAAACATTAGGACAGAATACTGACTATTACTTAAACGCAAGTGGTGATACGAATATTGCTTTACCTTGTTATTTCATCACTAAAGAAGACAACAATAATGGTATATCTGTTTTTGAGTATAGACCATTCCGTTCAATACCAAGACAAACATTCAAGTCGGTTTCAATACCAACAGGAAATACTGAAAGTCGCCCATTCTTTTATAGATATGCGGGGACAAGTAATCCTTTTACTGTTATTGGTTTAACAAGTATGGGGACATTCCTTAACTATAATCGCCTAACCACATATCCATTTGCTATAAAGGATTTCTCACATTATACAATCTATGATAGTAGTAATAACTTTACGCCAGATGAGATTATTTATCCAACATTAGAAAACCAATATGATAGATATTATAAAGATTATATTGATGATTTGACGAGTGATGAGAATAAGATATATCAAGTCCAAATGTATCTAACCCCTTGGGAGGTTGCCAACTTATATTATAATGAAACTATTGTTATTAAAAACGCAAAGTTCCGTATAAATAAGATTTCAGGATTATCATTATTGAGACCTGGTTTATGTAATGTTGAGTTGGTTAAACTTACAAGAGATTATACCCCAAGTCCTATTCTATTTTATGACTTAATTTCTTGTGATGACCCTTGTGATGTAATCCATACACATACAGATTTAATTTATCCAATATGGGCTTTTGAGGGTCAGTATGTGGCATTAGACAGTCCTGATTGTTATTTTGATGCCAGCATTAATTACAATATTTGCCCGAAATATAAAGTTGTTAGAACCGAATATAACGAGGCTTATACCTATGAAACTCCTTATTTTCAAGTGTATAGAACTCAAACATCAAGTTATTACACTTATTGGGATTATGCTGTGTATAACTCTTGTGATGATACAACACCAGTA